TACATCACTGGCGCTGACTACCCCGTGTGGCCTTCAGACGCTGTAGAACCGATTGCTATGGAACCCACGCCATCTGTTGTGTCTACGCCAAATGCCAACTGGATGATGTCTGCCAACGGGATCTGATTCGCGATAAAGTCAGCGGGTATATCAAAACCCAATGCGTCTTCATTTAATCGGCATCTTCCACACCCAGGCCAAGGCATCCTTTTCCCACTGCGCCTTCACCGGCAAAGCCTTGCGCTTCCCGCGCATGATGCAGGCAGAAGGCTACGAGGTGATCGAGTACAGCAACGAAGGCAGCGAGGCTGGTGCGACCGAACACGTCCCCATCTTGACGGTTAAAGAGTTTGATAAGTTTTATGGCAATCGTAAAAAAACCGATTTTTACGGTGATAACGCAACGATTGGCAGCGAACCGCATCAGCTGTTTGAAGAGCGCGTCATCGTCGAACTACGCCAGCGTCTAGGCAAGGAAGACATCATCTGCCATCCATTTGGTCACGCCCATCAAATCCTGATGGACAAGTTTCCCAATCATCACCACGTTGAGACTGGCATTGGCTATCCAACATTGATGCCAAATAGCTTTCGCATCTTTGAAAGTTACGCCTGGATGCACCACCATCAAGGCCAAGAACAACGCCAAGGCCGCAACTATGAATGGGTGGTGCCTAATTACTTTGACCTAGACGAATGGGAACCATCGTACGAAACCGGCAACTATTTGGCTTTCCTGGGACGTATCTGTTCTGTCAAAGGGATGGACACCATCAAAGAGATTGCCAGCTATAGCCCATGGCCAATAATTCTTCATGGACAAGGTGACCCAACTCCCTGGGCGCATCCGAACATTGAGTATCGTGGTCCCATTAGTGGTACTGCACGATCTGAATTTTTGCGCAATGCACGCGCTGCATTGATGCCAACCAACTTCACAGAACCCTTTGCTGGCAGTGGAGTTGAGGCAATGCTGTGTGGGACACCGCTGATCGCGGTTGACTATGGTGCCTTCACTGAGACCATTATTGATGGTGTCACTGGCTTTCGCTGTCACACACTTCAAGACTGGATTGATGCGATCCACAATGCCGACAAACTGGATCGGCGCGTTGTGGCTGAGACTGCAAGATCGCGTTACAGCCTGGAAACCTGCGGCAAAAAGTACGACAAGATCTTCTGCGCAATCAATGATCTAAACCGCAAAGGCTGGTACCAACTGCGCAACACCGATGAAATTGATTACACCTATCTGCATAACGAGGAACTACCATTTGCCAAGCGTTTGGCACAGTGGATCACCGACAACTTGAAGCCTGACAAGGTTCTAGATATTGGCTGTGGTCCTGGCACCTATGTCAACTGTTTGCAAGATCTTGGCGTCAATGCCATTGGATATGATTCCGATATTCGTATTGATGGCAGCGAACACCTTGTTTGCAAAAGTTTATTTGATCTAGAAGACACTGGAGATCTTATTCTGTGCATGGAAGTAGCAGAACACATTGACGGATCTAATAACCAGCAAATTGTTGAAGTAATGGCCAACGCATTAGAACCAGATGGTATCTTAATTTGGACTGCTGCTAAGCCAGGTCAAGGTGGAGTTGGCCACATCAATTGCCAAACCAAGGATTACTGGGAAGATCTTTTTGCCTCACATGCACTGGAACGCTGTCTGGACATTGAAGAACAACTGGTAGACGCTATGAAGGCCGGTTACCACATGGGTTGGTTCGTTCAAAATCTACTGGTATACAAGAAACCTGCCATCGCAGCCTCGCTAAAATAAGTCCAGTAAATGCCTTGCCGTGTCCAACCCTGAATCACAACCAGGGTTTTGGCGTGGGGTACGTCAAGATGCCATCGCAGGCATCGTCGTACTCGCCGTCGGCAGTGCTGGTGCAGGTATTTTCTACCTCTGCTACACGGTCCCAACCAAACTGGACGACGTGCTCAGCAACCAGCAGTTGATCCAAAAAAAACTTGGTGACGTTGAAGATAAGGTTATGGATCACGATGTCCGATTGATCAAGCTGGAACTTCGGCGCTAAACTGGGCGAAACCACCTTCCCAATCATGGAAGCCATCCTTGCCAGTCCGATCTTTTGGATCGTAATTGCTGCTGCATCTGAAGTTATTGGCCTCAATCCCAAGTGGAAAGCCAACAGCATTGTTCAATTAGTTTTCCAAATCCTTAAGGCACTGAAGCCAAAAAAGGCCTGATCTGGACGTTTGATAGCCGTAGCGATCTAGAAAAGGCTCAGCGGTACATCGCACGTAAAAAGTTCGAAACCACTTTGCCTGCCAAGATTGATGTGGCTGTAGCGGAGGCCGCGGCCGTTATTGACCGCGAGATCGAACTCCAGAAACCAAAACCGATCTACACCGAGCAACCAGTCAATGATGAGTTGCAAACAGGTGACAGCCGTGACCTTGGCGGCGAGATGCGGATTCAATCACCCTGGATGATAAATGACTGGCATTAAGCTGCTTGACCTTTGTAAGTTTTACAAGGGTCTGCCGTACCAGATGGCGGCTATCTCTGAATTAGAAGAGTTGTTATTAAAGGCTGCGCCCGATGCGTTTAATAGGAATCAGCCGTGGTTCAAAACTTGGAGTCAGGCTGGCAAACGGCAATTGAAAAATCCATTACCTACGCCGTACCAAAGCCAGCGGGATAACTACCGCGATGCCTGGCGGACATGCTTCAGCTCAAGTTGCGCCATGCTGCTGATGACGCTTAAGCCTGGTGCGATCCACTCAGATGATGAATACATTAAGACGGTTTTCACCATCGGGGATACGACCAACTCAACGGTGCAGATCAAGGCATTGCAGCATTACGGCCTTTCAGCACGTTTCAAGACCAATGGAAATCGTGCCTTAGTGCAGCAGCAGATTGACGCTGGTAAACCAGTGCCAGCAGGATTCCTGCACCATGGAACGGCCAACGCACCGGCTGGCAGCGGCCATTGGCTATGCATCATTGGCTATGACGCTACCGGCTACATCGTGCACGACCCATGGGGTGCCATGAACGTCACTACAGGTGAATATGGCAGCACCTTTGGCGCCAAGCAGCACTATCCCTATGCGACCTGGGAACCACGCTGGATGGTGGATGGACCCAACTCAGGATGGTGCATTGTGGCCTAGGCTGCATTGCGCTTAATTTTTATCTGTGCTGATTCCTGACCACGAGATTCGCCGTCTGTGCCAAATGCGGGAAATGGTATCGCCTTACGTTGAGGCGCATCTGAACCCGGCATCACTGGACGTAACGCTTGGTGATCGGATCATGATCGAGGTCACCGGTACCCGTGAACTGGAGATCACTGGCATCCACAACTACAACGAGGAGCAGCCGTACTGGATCAAGCCAGGCGAATTCTTCTTGGCTGAAACCAGGGAAATCTTTCACCTGCCTGATTACGTCGGTGCCCAGTTTGTACTGAAGTCAAGCCGCGCCCGTGACGGTTGGGACCACGCTGAAGCTGGCTGGTGTGATCCAGGATGGTATGGGTCACGGCTGACCATGGAACTGAAAAACAGCAGGCGATTAAATGCGCTGCCAATTTGGCCTGGGATGCGGATTGGTCAGATGAAATTCATCTTGGTGTCAGGCACCCCAGAACGTACATACGCTCAAACTGGCCGCTACAACGCTGATCTCGGCGTTACGGCGAGCAAAGGTTGATGTAGCCGGTGGATCAAACCAGGCGCCTCTGCGGGGTCGTATAACTCGACCATGGTGTAGTTGTCGTATCCGTTTTGCTCGGCAAACACCGTGGCAGCAATGTGAGTTGTGAATGGACCTACCCGGATGGAATCGATCTGAAGTGCGTAATTCATGGAGATTTGATTGAACCCGTAAATAATACACCGCCCGCAGCGCATTCTGTCATGCAGTTACATTTCTTTACATTTGAGTTTATCGGTTAACGTGGGGGCAGCGGCAACTGCTCGGTGCGGTCTTACATCTTTGAGATCGCTGCCAAGGTAGTCGTTCGTTCGGACGCTGATCCGGATGAAATGCCAGCGGATTTGTACGCACGCATCACCGAGTTCATTGAGAACGAGGAGGATTTGCTGGCGCTTGAGATCGAAATGTTCCCTCTGCCAGATGCCAACAGTGGATCATCAGATCGACGGGACGACGTTGATACCGAGGAAGGAGGCGAAGAGGCGATGGCGTGATGCTGTGCTGCTGCGCAGTGATTACTGTTGTGCTTACTGCAATGAGCAACTTGGCCCCCGCAGCGCCACGCTGGATCACATCATCCCCAAGGTGCTTGGTGGCTTAACCGTACCTGAAAACCTCTGCGCTGCTTGCATCACCTGCAATGGCAGCAAAGGTCATCGTGATTGGCGTGATTGGTTTCGGGCCCAAGAATTTCATAGCTGGACCCGTGAGGAATCTATTGACTCCTGGCTTGGTACTACTCAGTAGTACTGCACATAAATTTCGGCTTGCCACAGGTCGTTGGTGTACCGGCACATAGCGCCGTTCTGGCCGCAGGCACGGTACAGAGGCTCTTCACCAAAACCATGCTCTAGCAGTTCAATCCAGCGGCCATTGCCGCGGTCCATTCGTTCCAACACCTTCCTTTCCATCGTCAAAAAGCTCGCATCGAGCCGCAAACCGCCCCTTATTCTGCCGTGCTTCTGGGAATCCAAAGCTGCATTCATCGTTTCGCGGTAGCCAATGAATGCACGACCAGCACCTTGCCTTTTTATTAAATGTTTCTTCAATCTTCTCAACAGATACATTTTTTAATAAAGCAGCGTAATGGTACTGGGCGCGAATATAAGCTTCCCGAATGTCTGGCGTACAAAGGTCAATTATCTTTTCTTCGCAATGTGGTAACCGAAATTTGGCGCGCCAATTTTCAGCCAACGTGCGTCGTTCGACAATAATTCGACCGTTGTACAGGCTGATCATTCAAGCTCGCCGTACGCCGGCTCGTGATACAACCGTTCCAGTTGCATTGACAACGGCTCTGGTTCCTGGTACGTCGGAGCAAATTCAGCTGCAACAGCAGGGTCAGAATAATCGCGGGCAATATAAATTGCCTCGGTGCTATGCTGCTTTAAGACCAGCAGGCTTACGTTGGGACTGCTGATCAAAAGCCGCATTGCACAGTTTTCAAGCCAGTTGAGGAATGGTGCTTTCATGATTTGATTGTAGTAAGAAGACGATTTAAGTACCAGGCGGCCTTGGACAATGAGTCTTGGCCTTTCAAACGCTCGCGCCAGACGTACTTGACAATGTTCCCTTTCAGGTACCCTCTGTACTCTTCTGGCGTTAGCTGCGCTTCAATTGCATCAATGCATTCGATGAATCCATCGGTGTAATGCGGCGGATGGTTAACCAGATCAGTCATCAGCTGCCAGCTCAATTTTGATGGCGGCCTGGAAATAGCCTGCAATTTTCATGCGGGCAAACGTTGGACCGGCATCGGCCGAATGCTTGTTTTCAACTTGGCTGTACTCATAACGAGATTCGTCAAGCGAGGCAAGCGTCTCGACATTCAATGTCCGCAGCTCTTGGTCGGTTAAATCTTTAAGATCGTCAAGTTGGACGTTGCGACCCAGCAAATACGATTTAAAGAAAATTGGTGCAGGTGCTGAATTAGTCATTCCCATCCCTTCATAAGGTGAATTCGAATTGCTTCCATGCAGGCCAAAGCGTGCTTTTCGGCAAGATGGCTTTCGGTGCCACCAATTGCTTTGATGCAATCAGCCAAGATTGTACGACCATCTGTGTCGCGCAAATTTGCACCAAGATCAGCGCAAAACTGCTGCCACAGACCTGTATAAAGACCGTTTGTACGGCCACTGGCCGTATAAAGCGCATCTATAAACCGGCCGCGGTTCAAGTCAAGCTCGTGTTGCTTCATTTGATGACGTTGTAAAGGTTGCGGCATTCCTGCCAGGCTATCGAATTGTGGTGCAGTTGATCCATGCGAACTTGGATCAAGGCTTTGATGTGCTCGCGCTCATGCTCACGACCAGCCTTGAACAGGCCAGAATCGCTGATAAGTGCCTCAAGGCGCCGTAATTGATTGATCATTGGGGATTGCAAGAAAAATGTTGCACTCTGATGCAAAATACATGTTTTGGTTTGGTTCCGGAAAATCAAGCGAACATTGATCTTTGGACCAGTGCGCACAACCCTTGCATGAATGCCGGGTAAAACTGTTTCGCCGAGGAATTTCGGGAAACTTTTTGATGTGCATTTTGCCGTAACGGATCAGCTCAATGGTTTGTCGTGAAACACCGTGGCGTTGCGCTGTGATTTTATGACTATCTGGCGACAAAAGAATGTCGCGGACAGCCTCCAATGAAACCTTGGTCATGGCTTAAATACCTGTTGGCAAACTGGCGTGTTTTGAGCAGTTAAAACGGTCTGCTCGCGTCCAGTGCTGATGCCTGCGACATATACCGCAAACATTAAAACAAGAACAGCAAAACGATTGATCCAGGGGTTGCTAATCATGAGATTCAATAACGCGGAACGTGTACCGCTTGCATACAATACACCATCGACGGCAGGTGCTGTGGAATTGTTACGAATATTCACCGCTCTCAACCGCCCACTTTTTCCAACGAGCAGCATTGGCCTTGGCCAAGTTTTCCATTACGTCTTGGGTCTCGATAAACCCTGGCTCCAAAGTCATTGGCACCCGCAAAACTGGCTTGCCTTGATGGCGGTTGGACCATCCAATTGTGTGCCTAGGCACCGTGACTTCAACCGTAAACCAAGCATGGCCGCATGACTGGCAAATTCGTTTGCGAATCACTTCGTCAGCCAAATGCCCATTGGTAATGGGGGTTCGGTTGTTCTTACTACTGCATTCAGGACAATTCATTGGCATGATGGGGACAGTCTGCCCCTAAAAAGTGGAAGAACTTAGCAAATGGTTGATACCAAAGGTTGCAACCGAAGATCAATTAAAAGTTGAGGTAATGGCCCGGCGCCTAGAAATAACTGAAAACGCCGGACCAATCGCAGCTTCTCTGTACCGTTCTTGGAGCCTTCAACAAGCCTTGCTCCAGCAGGCAACCAATGAAATTGCCAGGCTGGAACTGCTCCTGATGAAGTCCTAGAACAAATCGGCCTCGCTGAACTCAACCACTTCGCCACCAGTAGCCTTGGCCAAGTTGTCGGCCGCACCAGCAGCAGCCATTTTTTCCTCAATGGCTTTCATGGTCTTGTAATCAGGCTCAAAAGCAAGGCTCAGATAATTCTGGCCGCTGGCAGCTTGCTTAGTCCAACCGCTGATCTTGATGGGAATTTCACCCCGATCGTTGGGATTGGCGTTCATGATGTAAGACGCAAACGCCATGCGGTCATCTTCTTTGATGCTGAAGACGCCATCAAATGCTGGATAGTTACGGCTGGGGTCGTAACGGTCCTTAAACCGTTCTTTAAGCTTTTCTGGTGTGTTCTTAAACAGTGCGCCGTTGGCTTTAAAAGTCATTAGTTGTCAGGTGTGATGGTGTTGGCCTTTTCGTATAGCTCTACCTCGGCCAGGGGATAGAGCACGCGACCGTTGATTTTGGTAAAGGCAGGTCCAGTATTACTGGATCGCCAACGGATCAACGTCTGGCGGTGGAGGTGCCACCGCGCAGCAAGTTGCAGATCAGTAAGGAACTCAGAAGAGGTCATCAGGCTCAGTTTC